GCCACGTAGTTGTCCTGCATGCGTTCTGCATTCATCGCATACGCTGGTGCGTCACCACGACGCATGTTCATGTCAGTGCATCGACGGGCGACGAACTGTGCCAGTTCTAGATCCGACTCACTTAGACTTATTCGAAGTGTCACGGGCTTCCTTCAGTAGTTCCGCTTGACGGTCATAGTAAGAACGCCACAGTTCCGGTTGTGACTGTTCCCGCATCTCACGGACGTACTGGTCCGTTTGCTTCAGGATCTTCTGGTCAGTCTTCTTGTTCGCTGTCATCTGTCATCATCTCCAAGTTGTCTAGATAATCAGTTACATATTCGTTTCCCAGGTAACGTCTTATGATCACGTGGATCAGTAGGGCATCACGCTGGAACCGACTGATCATTTCGTCTTCTTCCGTAGACAGTTCGATCATGCCGTCTCCCTGTGCAAGTGACAACTTTGCACTGAAGAATAGAAGGCTGTTCATGTCAATCAGTGTTGCGACTTCCTCTGGTGTCACTGATTCTTCGCCATGCTTCATAGCTTATGCACCGTCCCTGAGTAGTCCACACCCTTTTCAAGCATCAGAACTGCAAGTCCTGGAATGCTGTCTTCGCCGGTGGTCTGTCTAAACCAATTCGATCCGTTGTCCATTGTCGGTCCCATGACCAGGAACCTTGACGTCCCACGTGGCGTTGACCCTAATTCTGTAATACGTAAGTGATGCCAGTGCCCGTGTATAAGAAGTGAAGCGTCTGCGACTGGCTGATTGCCGAATGCCTGTTGACGCCACCACGTAGCCATCATGTCAGGGCGACGTGCCTGATGCCCATGCACAACACCTAGAACGTGTGTGTCGTCGTCTTCCCATACCTTGATCGCTAGGGATTCATCCCACGGTTGCGGTTCCACGAAGCGCACATTGTTTGCACCTGTTTCTGTCGCCAGTCGTGCCAGTTGACGACCGATGAAGACTCCCCAGTCATCTGTCGGTTTACCGATCGCTTTGCCGTTCATCCGAAACTGGCAGTGATTAGATCCGATCGACGCATAGGTGACGTCGGGCACCATCTCTGCGATCGCACGAAGTGTTGACCATGCTAACGACGTCGCCAGATCTACCTGTTCCATGATCGACAGATCGTTCGAATAATTCTGTTGTGGGCTGTTCGCGTTATAGAAGTTCTCTACCGTGTCACCTAGATCAGCGAAGATGACCTTTTCCGGCTTTTCGTCCTGGATCATGCGAAGAAGCTTTGCCTTCGTCAGTTCGACCCGTTCCAGAAGTGACTGTGTGTCGCCACGGTAATCGACCTTACCGACTTGAAGATCTGACCACAGCACTACCAGACAGCGCGGGTTAGGCTTACCTAACTTGACTGGCTTGATCTTCTTCTTTGCTTCCTGGATCAGAAGCGGAAGATCGATTTCGCCGTTCTTCTTCCGGAACGTAAACCTGTAGGACGTCAGCCAGACTAGATCGCCGTCCTTCTGTTGTTGCCACCTCGAGGTGCGGACTGGTGGGATCACTTCGATGTCTTTAGGATCTAGACCGGCGTCGATCAGGAATTCGTCGAAGTTCTCCGGTTCGGATTCGTAACCGTGCGTCGTTGCGACACCTTCTGTGCCGTCGAAGTCAACACCAGGACGATAGTCCTTCGGGACCTGTGGCTTCGGTGCTGGCTTCAGATTCTCAAGCATTAGTCGATCAGCCTGCAACTGCATGACCGTTGCCGGTGCTTGTGAACAGAATTAGCGCTGACGGTTAGACCTAGCTTCGTCATTTCTACTGCCAGAGTGTGCGACTTCCATTCTGGATCCAGAAGTGCTTCCATCAGGATTTCCTGATCACGATCGTTCAGACTGTCCAGGATGCTTCTGACCTTGCACGGTCTGATGATGTCGGGGCGTTTCAATCCTTCAAGCATTAGTACTCCCTTCTGAGAACCGACCATAGTGGAAGATTCGACCTATAGTTGAAGCCCGTGGTCCGGCGTGTCGTATTGGCTGACTGAGATGAACGCACCAGTGTCGTGATCATCTGCGTAGCGCTTGAAGGCGACCAGTTTGACGATCTGACTGTCGTCATCCCAGATCCCTGCGTCGCTGAGAGAATCACCGATCGCACGGCATAACTTATCCACGTCAGGTGGAACGATCGGTTGCGGTCGCTTACTAGAACTAATCGACTTAGGACGTTCCAGGTAGAACGCGACTTGCAGTTCGACTGGACCTGATAGACGTGCCCAATCATGTTCCAGACTGGCATAGATCGCATATTCTGTGACGACCTTCCGCCATGCTGGAAGATACTTAGAAGCTTCGATGAACCGTCCCCGTACCTGTCGCTTCGACCCCTGTGGGGCTGGGCGACCTGGCACGAAGAATGACAGCACATTCTATTCTAGAACGGCGGTGCCTGATCGATCGGCTGATCTGCGTCTGGGAGTGGCTTCACATCCCAGATGGCGTTCACTGCCGCATGTCCGACCTTTTCTTCACGCTGTGTTCCCTTGTGGATCAGGTTCATGTCTTCAGCGCGGACTTCAAGACTGATTCCTTTAGATCCGTCACGCTTATCGAACCGCTTCGTCTTCAGACGTCCAGTGATCTCTACTTGATTGCCTTCTTCGAATCCGGCAGGTCCGACGACACTGAAGTAGTCAGCGCCGATCTTTTCCCACTTACCTTCTGGTGTCTTCCGCATCTGGGAGTGTGCGACGTCGTACACGGTGCCCCAGTCGAATTGCTTGACTTCATTGATGAAGCCCTTGAAGTTTACGGTGATCATTTCTATCCCTTCTTGTCAGGTGGTCTTAGTCTATACACTAACCACTGACATCGGATATGACGTGGCTGGGCGCACAACAGTCGTAGTGGTGGCAGATCCTGATCCCTGGAAGGACCGGATTCCCGTCATCGTCGATCGGTGTGATCTGGTCTTCAGCGAACCTGCCGTGCCACGGGATGCACTTACCTTCCTTCGTGTGGACGGTCTGGACCTTCCGTGCCCTGCATGACGTACACAGCCGACTGTTCCGTCTGATGCTGTTGACGGTCCATTCGTATCCGCATCGTTCGCAGGTGATCACTGGCACCGCATAAGGATACCTGCATTCGAACAGGTGTGCGAATAGTGCTGATCGGTCTAAACGGTCAGTGACTCATAATCGAACACGATCGGGCAGTTGACCAGGTCATACATCGTCTGCAAGTAGTCGATCGAATCTTCGTGGCAACCCTGCCTGACCGACAGTCCGCTGTATTCACCGTGTGGGCTTGACCAGGATCTGTCGTCCGGAAGTCCGACGGTGATGTGATACCTGTAGTGCATGCCGCAGTCTTCACACATGGCTGTGTCCTGACGGTAGTAGCCACCCTGCCCTTCGACCAGGTTGCGTAGCCGGTGACGAATAGTTCCTTCTGGTCCCATCATGATCTGCCTTCCTAACCTTGCTTCGGATCGATGACTTCGTGATTGATCATCGACATCACGTCTGCCCAGAAGTCTGCCATCGACTCCCCTTGCATCTTGGTCTGTGCGAACGCACCGACTCCGGTTCCGCTGTTTCCATGTCCGTTGTTCCAGACATAAGGATCGGGTAGACCACATTCGAATTCGTAGTCGTCGAAGAATTTCTTTTCCGACCAGGTTGCCCCTTGCTTGGCTAGTAGCCGCGTGACCTGTGTCTTCGTTGCCATGATCAGTTTCCTTCCTTGCGGAATGTTTCGAAGATGCGGACGTAGTAGGTGCGTGCAAAGTCCACGTCGCCCCGTTCTGCGCTTCGCAGGAAGTCTTCGAACAGTCCTAGATATTGTTGTGTCTTCTTGACCGACGATGTACCTGCCAGCATGATCCCCATCATCGTCCGTGCGTCTGCGCGAAGTTCGTTCAGTGCGCCTTCGGCAATTTCGTCTATGGTCCTTATCATTTCAGCTTCCCTTCCTAGATAACTTCGGATAATGCGTCGATGTTGTGAGTCTCCATCAGTGCGACCATCTGTTCCCAGATCGCGTCCTGATCTTGACATGCCCTGTTGTAGTGGGCTTCGATAGCTGGCTTCTGTGAAGCCTTGACGTTCTTGCTAGCACTGCCAGCCAGACGGTATTCCTTTGCCCAGAAACGTGCTTCACGAAGCTTCTCCGTGTATGCGTCGTCCAGCTTTGCCAGTTCTTCGATTGCTTGTGTTCTAGTCATTTTGACTTCCCTTCTGTTCATGTAAACCATTATACACATATTTCAGAAAAGTATGTCAAGTCCTAGACAGAATTATTTACAACCAAATTCACCAGGCTTGCACTCATAATGTTCATCCAGATTATGCAACGCCTTCACCCAATCACGATGCCCTGGCACTTCAGCCGGACGTTCCCACGGCTTCTTATCGACCGCAGGATACGGTTCGTCATGCCACCGTTCCTGATTCAACCATGTAGCCGGACGCGGAATGAACTGCTTCGCCGGAAGGTTCGGATCCGAAGCAAACTTATTCACACCATCGATGATCACTTCATGCCCATAAATGTTCACAGCCCTGGCGAACGCCTGACGCGCTTCACCCTTCCCCAGCTTCCGTGGATACGTGTTCCAGAATTCATCGAAGTGACGAAATATATCGTTAGGTAGTTCTAGTTCAGTAGTTCTAGTTATATGGGTCACTGGTGACACGGGGTCGCGTCGTGTGTGACGCGGGGTCGCGTCATGGGTGACACGGGGTCCAGAACGATGCACCGTGTAGATCGATGACTGATATTTCCCATCCTTCACACGTTGCTTCCTGGTCACAGCACCGTGCGCGATCAGTTCTTCCGACGCACGATCGATCGACTTCAAAGAACACTTCAATCGTCGTGCAAGTAATGTGCGCCCAGGGAACGCATTCTGTGTGTCATTGTCCGCATACCGCGCCAGCACCGCATACAACCGGACAGCCTTATCTGACACATCCATGTCAAGAAGCCATTCTGGGATGATGCTAAACCTGACGTCTGTGTCAAGCTTGTCCGTCATTGTGTTCCTTCCTCAAAGATTGGATCGCTAATTCTAGTTGACGTTCCGTGAACTTGAATCGTGGTCGCGCCTTAGCGTCGATCGAAGCCATCCGTGACGGCGGTTCCGGATTCTGAAGACGATGCCACGCCCAGTAATCTTCCCCACGTTCCCTGATCAGTTCATTTTCGTACTGTGCGACCGGATGCCAGAACGCTTCCAGTTGCAACAGATCCTTATCGATGCCTAATTCCTTAGACCAATCCACCATGTGCTTACCCTTCTAGAACGGTATGTCGTCACCCATCCCTTCAACGGGTGATCGTGTACCGTCCGGATTCAGAACATACCACTTCTGTTCGCCGAAGTGAAACACCGGCGTGGATGTTTCATCCCACGGTCGAAGCTTGTGCCCTGCCGATCGTGCCCTGACCGCCGAAGACGGATCTGATTCCACCAGCCCGTTCCAGGATGCACAGATCATCATGACGTTCGTGATGTCAGACTCCCTGGACTTAGATCCACCCATCTGACGGTTCACCCTGTGATGCGGCACCACTTCGGTATCACCACAGTGCCAGCACTCCGGATCTCGAGCGCGAAGCTTCTTGATCAGCGACGGCTTCAACGCCACGATCAGTCCTTGTCTGTCTTATAGAATCCAGATCCTTTGAAGATCGCAGGGACGGGTGCAAAGCGTTTCGACATCAGATGATCCTGATCGCACACGATCGTCTGATCCTCTGTAATGGAATGCATCACATCACGTGTGATCGAACATGCTTCACACCAGTACGTATACAACGGCATCAAAGCTTCATTTCAGCCTGCATGATCTTCGACATAGTCGCATGCGCCATGATCTCTGATTCGATGATCTTCAGCTTTGTTCGGATCCGATTGACCCGCGCTTTAGCCAGATCGCGTGCCAGACGTGCTTCCGAAGCTTCAAGCTTTGCCTGCGCTGTTCTCTCTGCAACCGACCCTGTAGCCGATAGAAACGATTTAGCTTCGACCGTGTCCAGCGAATTTTCGCATTCAGCCAGATCAATTTCAGCTTCGTAAAGCGCATCAGATCCCTTCCGATTAGTCTGTATCAGTTCCTGTAGTGCTTCGACTACTTGTGACGGATTCAATTAGTGTTTCCAATCTGTCCTTCAGGTGCAACCGCCAGAAGATGACGTCAGCTTCATTTCCGCGTTCGTGTGCTTCCTGAAGCGCCATCGCTATTTCCTTCACCGACGCTAGTTGCACGTTCCACTTGTTCGGCACGTTCCTTGACCTTATCTAGTTCGGCGGTCGAAGCCCTGGCGGACTTAGCTTCCTTCCATAGTAGACGTAGGGCGTCAACATCATTTAGATTTTCGGCTTCGGCGATCCAGTCGCGTGTTGCCAGTTGCGTGCCACGCATCACCTTCTGCATTTCCTCACGCGAAGCCAAAGACTTTGAAGCGTCATCCTTATTGCCTGTCCATGCTGATGATGCCAAAGCCAGACATCTTCCGACGGCGCTGGTCTCGCACACTTCCAATCCGCTGGTGGCTTGTGGACCGTGTGCCGAATCGATTTCGAATGCGTGACCAGTGGATTTAGCCACACCGTCGATCTGATCATCCCTGTTCAGATACAGTGTCGCCTTCACACGCCAGATCCCCTTAGCGCGATCAGCGTCCGTCGAATAGTCGTGGGTCTCCAAACGATAGTCGGGATACTGTGCTTCCAGCATCGCCAGTCTCTCCGCGACCGTGGCATATTTCTGTAGATCGAACCGTGGCATTATGACCATTCCTTCCCTATGTATTTCAGGATCTCTACCTGAACATCGTGCATCGCATCTGACAGCGATGAGTAATAACTAGACAGAAGAACTTCTTTGCCTTCGTATAGCTGGACCAATAGCAGATCGTAATCGACCTTCACCTTCACTTCGAACATTACTTACCCTTCTTGATTGTTAGCCACGGGACACCATTTCCCCTAGCCTGACGTGACACAATACGCTTCCCATCCAGGACACCGTACTTAGCCGACCCCATCCTATCCAGCACCTGCGACTTCAACGCATTCAGATCACGTGTCGCATGATCGACGTCACTCTGTGCCATCAGAAGCCGTGAACCCAGTTCCCCTAGTTCCACTTCACTGTCTTCCATGTCAGGGTGCAACTGACGGACAGCTTCATACGTCGCCTTAGATCCATCCCAGGAAGGTTGCACATGTGCTTGTAGGTGATCCCAGAACCGTTTCGCTTCGTTCCGTTGCACTTCGATTTCGAAGTCGTCCCGCAGGATCTCATGTTCCTGCCAGTCCCACCCAGCTACTCCGATGATGTAGGACCGTTGCAGGTTGAAGACATCCATGTAGTGCATGACCTGTGAGTGATAAGCCGGTGGCACTTCATCCCAGTACGATCGTGCGGTCTTCACCTCTAAGATGATGTGTTCACCAGTCTTCCTGTTGACAGCGATCGCGTCAGGGTTCGCCAGCATGTACGGGAACTTCGCGTGACGGTAGGTTCCCAGGATCAGCACCTGCCATGCAGGGTTAGCTTCCGCCCAGATCTTCAAGATCGGTTCTTCGAACGCCTTACCGAAACGAACAGACCAGTTGTCTACCGGCGGATCAGGGATCTGCCCAGTGCGTTTAGCCCACAGACCGAATGCTGATTCCCACGGGTTTAGTCCCATGATCGTTCCGATGTCGGATCCACCGATGCCCTGTGATCGGAGATCGTGCCATTCCTGTGTGCCTGACTCCGCTGTGCCCACATAGATTGCGTCCAGGAAGTCGCCCGTCACTGTCTCGAATTGTCTGTCGTTACTCATACACTGGATTCTATGACTAACTACCGACAGAAGCCATACGATCGTTTCGCCGAAGCGTTAGACACTCAAGGCGAAGTCCCATGTCAGTCCGTACCGGACGTGTTCTTCCCTGAAGACATTCGTAAACCCAGGGAACGCGAAGAAGCCATCCGAATAGCGAAGAAGTTGTGTGCTTCCTGCCCTATCCAGATGGCTTGCTTCGAATATGCGATTGTGGCTAAAGAACGTTTCGGCATCTGGGCTGGAACCCTGCCGTCTGATCGTTAGCCGTCTTCTTCGGAGATCCCTTCGTCTTCGAACTGCCACGTCAAGTGATCCCGCAGGGCGCGTGCCTGTTTCCTTGACAGCACCAGGGCACCATCATGATCGATGTCGATCGGATCCGCGAAGCCCACGAAGAATCGGTTCCCTTCGGATCTTGTAATGATTCCACTGTGCCCACCCATAATCAGTTTCTCATTCATGCGCGTTACCTTCCTTCATTAGTTTCGTCACCGCCCACGCTATCAGCGCGAACCCTATAATCGTCGCCCCATTGATAGGTGCGAACGGATTGACCATCCCAGGTGTCAGGACGAAGCCAGCACCGATCAGCATCACGATCCACCACATCAGATCGTCACCGCCAGCCAGATCGCCATTCCCACCGACAGAACAGTGATGATTGTGAACGATGTCAGGATCACGACAGCATCATCATGCGTCATCGACCAGTCCATCTTCTTCTTCCGGTTGCGACGTTCTTCCTGCAAAGCCACGTGACGTGACGCAGGGACGGGTGCTGGTGTCTCCGACTCCCACAGTTCGGCAACCTTTTCAAAGAACCGTGAGTCTTCGACGATCGCTTTGATCAGGTAGGCAGGCATGGGTGCGTTCTCATGCGCGTGCCACCAGCGCACGATCTGGTCGATGCGTGCCTGATCTTCATCCAATATGTTCTTCATACGACTCATTGTGAGTCCCCTTCCTTGATTCGATGTTGACCACGATAGCGTGTAGTGTAAAGACTAGACAGGACATTTTGATAACAGTTAGGTTACGAAGGAAGGGTATGTATAATGCTAGACATGGGAACTTTTGATTATCACAGCTATGACCAGATGCCACTGGACCAACTGGCGCACATCCGCAACGACGGAATGAAACGAATCGATCAGGTGACAGAAGCCATCAAGCAGAAGGTCATCGAAGAACGCGACAACGGCACACCGATCACGAAGATCGCTAAGACCGCCGGAGTCACCAGACCAACCGTCTATTCCTGGATCTCCGAATAGAAACAGCCCCCAGACGTGGTGGTCGTCCAGGGGCTGTCAGGGAGAATGTCAGAAGGGTAACATTCGTTATCCCAGAATAGCAGTTACTGGCAACTATCGCACTGAAGAAGATCCATCGGATCCACCGGAACCTGGAACCCGTCAACCTGATCGATGCTGTCGAACGGGTTAGACATCTGCGTCACCCTTCGGACGATCGTACTGAAGCACGGAAGTCAGAAGCGACATCACCATCGCCAGACCAGAGATGCTAATTACCTGGACCCAGTCCACGGTGAACAGACCCAGTCCGCCACCACCGATCAAAGCCAGCGCACTCTGGGCACCAGTTTTCAAACATCTCTCGATCGCATAGTCCGCGTAACGCATTAGCTTATCCATCGCCGTTGTCCTCATTTCTGTGTAGCTTCGTCGACTCCCATGTGGCACCGAATATGTACGAAGTAAGAATCAAGCTTATCAAGGCAACCCCACCAGTGACCAGATCACTCACGTCCGTCATCAGACCAAACAGAACGGAGATCGAACTAGCAATCAGCATGATCGCACCGATGATGAACGATGCAAAGATGTACCGGCGACGGTTCTTCCACGATGGCTGTGACATGATGAACTTCAGTCCCTTCAGGTAGGAATCAATTATTCTTCGGATCTGCATCAGCCAAAGATGCTGATCAGCCACGGCACCACTGCCGCGACCAGACCCAGGGCACCGAACATTTTCCACAGATTCATTTCGACACGACGTAGCCGTGTTTCGTGATCCGTCAGCTTCGTGTTGACTTCCTTTTCCAGATCGTCAAGCTTGTCACTGATCCCAGGGAACTGATTAGACAGTTTCTCTAGCATAGATTGAATCTTTTGCACTTGCAGATACAGTTCCTTCAGCGTGATACGGGTCGATGATTCTTCAGCCATTACCGGAGTGCCCTTCTAATGTCGAAGAATCTGCGGAGTCTGGCACTCATGGGCTTTACTACTGGCATGGGCTTCTGGACTTCTTGTGCGGGTGCGGGCTTTTCTTCTTCAATTTTACTGGACGGTTCGTCCTCAAAGTAAGGCGTCGGATCGACCGTCTGCCCCCACGTCCGTGTCGGATGACGCAGTTCGAAATGCAAGTGCGGTCCAGTCGAACTACCAGTATTCCCAGAAAATCCGATCCGTTCCCCACGTTCCACCCGTGTGCCCTTATTCAAGTGCGACGGTTCCTTCAAGTGGTAATAGACAGAGTAAAGATCCCCATCATGCTTCACGATCAGCGTGTAACCGCCAGACGCACCAGATCCCTTATGCACGATCACACCATCAGCGGGTGCGGTAAGCGGAGATCCGACCGGCATAGCTACATCGATGCCGTGATGAAACTTCTTCTTCTTAGTGATCGGATGGATACGCCATCCGTAACCGTTTCCCTTATTGATCGTGAAGCCTTCAGCCCACGGTTCCGACAGCTTCATCGCTTAGCCTCTAGAACTGTGTGTGACGAAGCGGTCAACAGCCTTCCGATACCCAGCCTGAATAATCATGTCGCGATCCTCATGCGCGTCAACAAGTTTCATAAGCGCACTGTCAGGGTGAAGGACACTGTCGCCGTCCTGCGGATCAGCCCACGACATAACGAATCCCACTGCGATTTCTTCAATCAGTTCTTCAGTCATTAGGCACCGCTACCCAATCCCCAGCATCCTCATCCCAGGTGTACGCTTCCCCATCCTCAGGCATCGGAATCGGCGCAACCCATAAGCAAGTGTCCTCATCGAGAACCCAAGAATCGTAGGGCTTAGGTGGAATGAAAGCATCGCGGTCAGCATCGTAGGTGAAACCAATACCGGCGTAATTCTTCCGGAGTGCCTTTGACTGGTCCTCACTAGGTTCCCCAGTTTCAGGGTCATAGTGGACACCGCCCCTAGTGTTGTAAGAAGTCTGCCGGTAAATGTCACCAGTACGGGTAATCAGTTCTTCCTCACGCCCATCATCTTCCTGCCTGCCTACGGTCACGAAAGTCACGACATTGTTCTCATCTAGTTTGGCAAAGTGGCTCACGCTATCGTCACCGTTTCTGAAGTAGTACTAGTGGCTGTGACAGTATAAACATCTTGGTCCCCGATTCTAGCGACAGAATGTGTCACACCAGCGGAGAACTGTACGATAGCGTCTTTTGATATTGAGAAGACAACGAGTCCGGAACCGCCAGCGGAACTGTCCCCACCACCACCGCCTGTGTTGACGGTTCCAGGTGTCGTGTTGCTTCCGCCTCCTCCGGAACCGCCAGCCCCGCTAGGTCCGCCGCCACCACCGCCAGCGCGCGTGACTGCCGAACCTGTGATGGACGAAGAAACACCATTTCCGCCCGTGCCTCCGGAACTTCCACTGGAGTTCGTTCCGGCGCTTCCGGCACCACCACCGCCACCAGCAGGGTCCACTGGTCCAACGATTCCGTTTGAGCCGTTATAGCCCTGCCCCGAAGTTCCCGCACCTCCGGAACTCGAAAAGCGACCACCTCCACCGCCGGAACCTCCGGAGCCACCAGAGGCGTTGTTGGACACACCACCGTATCCCCCGCCCAAAGAAGTGACAGTGCTAAAGACAGAATTGTTGCCGTTATTTCCGCC